AGTTAGAAAAATTTATGTCTTCCATAGAATCTATAAGAAGATATAAATTTTTCTAACTTACTTACGGGAATAATTGAACCACCATTCAATTTGATAGCATTATTAAGCATTGATGTTTCAAGCCAGTCTTCATATATAGGCTCTAATACATTCTCAATAAACCATTGCTGTTCTCTTTTCCATCCGTCACGTTCTTCTAAAAGGCCAGTTCTTGATGAAGTATAATTTACATTTTCTAAAGAATTTGCCAAAACAAAGAATGAAACATTTAAGCCTGATGCTATTTGCTTTAACATAAACGATACATAATTGACAAAATTACCTTCAGGGTAAGATGGTTTAAATTCTTTATATTCGACGTTTTTAGGTAAAACTCTAATATCGCCTGGTGATACTTCCATAATAAAGTCTTTCAACTCATCTTGCTCTTCTATAGCATCAGCCAAATTTTCAAGGCTTGTATTACCACTCTCATCAGTTCTTTGTAAATATATAGAAGATGAAGCACCAACTTTAGCAGCCATAAGAGCAGCCTCTTGAAATTCCTCAAGATGACTCATAAGAAAAAATACGGCATGACCTTCAGGAACTCCTCTTGTCATTTCAGGAGATATCAATTTAAATCTATGAATGATATCTCTTGCATTAACTCTTTCTCTTTTATCAGATAGATAATTAGTAACGGAAGCAGAAGATGAATCAGATGGAATTCTCAAGTGGTAAGCAACAGGCTTTCCATAACCATTTAATTCAACACCCATTTTGACAATATTTCCATTTTGTAATTTGACTGAATAATTAATATCTAATCTCTGAGGGTCTAATAATTGCAAAGAGTAGCCGAATGGATTTTCACTCGTAGCATTTTGTCTTATAATTCTAATAAGAATTTCACCATCTCTTTTTCTTGTTTTTGACAATAACCTTTGCATTTCTTTAAAAGATAATTTTCCAGTAATATCACAAAATTTAGCCTTACCCCATTTGATAAAGGCTTCCTCAATAACTGAATTACCAACCGTGTCTAATTCAGGTTTGTTTTTTACATAATCTCTAGCCTGACAATTTAGAATGAATCCATTAGGACCTACTTCATTTGTCTCGACCATGTTTAAATATTTCTTTTGTATAGCATTATTTTGCTCTAAATTTCTTGATAACTGAACCAATCTCTCTTGGTCGTTATAAATATCAGCATCAATTTTTACATTGCCTTGAGTCCAATTGCCTTGTAAGAATGAAGCCTTAGCAGCAGCAAAACTTCTTCTGTTATCCATTCTATATTTTTTACTTACGTTTTGTAAAGTTTTATATTCATCTTCAGTTATAATAACTTTTGATTCTTTTTTTGTATTTAGTAAACTACCAAACCAACCTTTAACAACGTCTTTTTCTTTTTTAGTTATATTGACTTTATTCATTTTATTTTATCTCCTTTATACACTGATGCCAGTATATCTAATTTTTAATTTATTTCTATTTGTTCTTCCGTGGTTTGTAATATCAATCAAATTCAATTCTTGCTCAACTTTAACTGATAACTTTTTCTCCACATCTAATAGTTCCGTCATGGTCATAAGAGTTACTGAGCGACCAGCAATAGTGAAAGCATTTATTCCATCTACTAATCTTCCAGATATCAGAGCCTTTACAACTTCTAATTGAATTTGAGCCTCGCTCCTAGTTTCTATACTTGCAGCAGTAAGAGCATTCTCTTTAATTTCAATTTTATTATTATCGTATTGTTTTACAAAGCCATCAACATTCTTAATAAATACAATATAACATTTATATTTAGAAGGAGTTAATAAAGAAGTATCAGTGTTTGATTTAGTAATAGTATAAGTATTACTTGATATATCGCCGTTAGCAGTATATTCTATTCTTGTTTGAGAGTTTAGAAGAACAACCTTGCATGAGTAACCATCAATAGGTTTGTATGATTCGTGAGTTATTAACCAACTGAAAGAATCACCAGCAAAGAAGTCTCCAATAGTTGAAGAGTATTCCATTTATATTTACCTTTATATACAATTTACAATTTACATTTTACAATAATAGTATAATAAATTTATAAGTAAAAATCAATATCATCTTAATGACCATTTGCTTTTATTTAACCAAGCACCTTTTCCATTTTTAGAATTTTTTGATGGTGCTACTTCTTGTTTAACTTCTTTTTTGTTTTCACCATTTAATAACTCTAATCTTTTACCGATGTTTATATCCCATACTAATTTATAAGTAGGTCCGTATAAATTACACAACTCTTTCATAAAGGCCATAGCATAAGCATAAGTTATACAATCTATCACCTCATTACGAGTATTAGATTTAGGTTTGACAAATTTTTCAACCATTACCCCATTTGTAATTCTTTTTATTAATTTCTCAGCCGTTAACATATCATAGAAGTCTTTAGGTAAATCTTTGGAGAAGTGCATAACTCTTGAACCTTCTGTTTTATCATTAACTAACATATTATTAAGGTTTATATAAATATACTTTTTAATAAGCATTGTATTAACCAATATCAATTGAAGTCCGTTAGAAAACTCTTTTCCAGTTCTAGGGTCTATATCAACTTTGTCAGAAGCCTTGACATATCTACCTATATCATGTGATGCTCCTTTAATAGCAAAATACTTGTCTTGATTTCTTCTGACAAAATCATAAACACTAGTTTGAAAGTGTCCACCAGTATCAACGGCAGCAAATTTTACAAAGAGTTCAACACCCGTTTTATGTTTGAATGGTCTTCTTACTACTCTATCAATCGCTTCCCAAGTAGAATAGTCAGCAGGACTACCCATTATTTCTTGATAATAAACTACCCAAGTCTCACCGTCTTCTCCTATCGCTATTACTGCTATACATAATCTATCATCTTGAGTATCAATTCCAGCAAATAGGTTCACAGCCTTTTCATTAACTTCAAAGAATTCATAATTTTCAGCACGTTCAAATAACTTATTAGCCGATGGTTGCTGAGCCTTTTCGACATAACATTCACCAAGCCTTGTATTTTTAAAAGCCTTCAATAAGAAAGGGTCATCTTTAGAATCTAAAAATTCACTTATTAACATCTCCCAAGAGAACCATCCTAGAGGACTATATAAAGAACTTGAATGAAAAGACACTATTGTTTTTGGAGCATCGGGATTGTCTGCTATCCATTCACCCCTTGACAACATCCACGTTTTCTTATTTTCTTTTATCTCACCTTTACATACAGCACATTCATAATAAATTGAATCTGCTATCAACGTCTTATCTTCATTATTTTCTCTTTCAAATTTTAGTTGGTCAAATATAAGAGATTGTTTAGCATTACAATGAGGACAAGGGACATGATAATACTGCTGATTACCTTCTTTAAATTTTCTTTGAATTGCTGAGAAGTCATCAATAGTAGGAGTTGATGGATAATAAATTTTTGCCTTCTTACCAAAGGTTGTAGTTCTCGCTTTTAATAGTTTAAGAGGGTCGCCTTCATCATCCACGTCAAACGGATAAGAGTCAATCTCGTCAGCCATGATATAAGGTGCTGAACGCATTCTGAACGAGTTGCCAGAGTTAGCACCTAGAAATTCAACTTCAAATATATTTCTAAATTTCTTTTTAGATTTAGCATTGTTTTTTTTATCTTTAAATAACTCCTTTAATACAGGAGTCGATTCAATCATAGGTGTTACTTTAGCATCAGAGTAAGTTTCAGCAAGAGTTATGGTAGGTTCATATACAAGCATATTTTGAGGGTTGATATGCATCGTATGACCTATCCAAGCATTACCTACGAATGTCTTACCAGTTTGAGAACCAGCCATCCATACAACTTCATTAATTCCGTTGCCAGGTGTAAGAGCATCCATAATTGCTTTTTGGAAAGGTGCTCTATGAATTGAAAATTTACCAGCATCAGAATTGTTAGCAGGCATGTAAAGAAATTCTTCAGCCCACTCTGAAATTGACATATCCCTTGATGGTTTTAATCCTTGAGCGAAAGAGGCTGAGTAAACAGTCATGCTTCAACTCCTAACTTATCAGATAACTCGTTCAATAATCTTTTAGTTTCTTTTAACCACATTTCACGGATAACCATAGCATCCGTTTCAGCAGCAAAGATGTCAGAGAATCTTTCAGGTATAGATAATAATTGTTCACTTAAAATTTTACCTATTGAATAAGCCTCTCGTTGGACTTCTTCTTTAGGAATTAAATTTTTTACATTTTCTTCATAATCTAATTTTTCATTCAGAGATTTCCATTTTTCCGTTTCAGTTTTCCAATGATTTAAATTTTCTTCAGTTGTTGGATTTGAGAAATTAGAATTTTGAGTTTTATTATTTACTCGTTGAGTTGATGCATTCAGTTGTCTTAATGCTTCTTTGTAATCTATTAACCCATCATCATCGAATGTTAACTTCCCACTCTTAACCAATTTGGAAATATATGGAGGTTTAACTTCTAGTCTTCTTGCTAGTTCAGATTTATTAATTTTTTCAGTCATACTCTTATTCTTCTTATTGTTTGTCTTACATTTTATTATATAAGAATTTTCAAATTTAATCAAAAAAGTATTAACCTATTAACCTAATTTTTTTTTGATATAGACGGTAAAAAAGCAAGCACAGGTTAGCCGTATTACTTTTAGGCAAAGAAAGAACCTATACCT